TCAATTTTCTATTTCTTCTTTATCTAGTTTTAACGCTTTTTCCATGTGGTCATCAAATTTTTTAACGACCTGGGCACGCGACTTTTTAGTGACATGTGCATATATGCCCAATGTCGTATTAATACTTTTATGACCTAATCGCTCCTGAATATCTTTTGGAGATACTCCAGCTTCGATTAAATTAGTAGTATGGGTATGTCTGAATGTGTGAGGACGAAACTTCTTATCTTCAATTCCTACAGCCTTACAAGCAACTCTGAATCGTTTATACACTAATCCTGATTTGTATGGATCGCCGAAATGGTCGCAGAATAAAAAATCTTCATCAATATATTGTTCACCGAAAACTTCTTTAGTCTGTTTACGTTTTGTTATTATATTCTTTAATTCTACAGCAAGCGTATCAGAAAATGAAACAATCCGACTATTGTTATTTTTAGGTGGTATCAGTTTATGACCACGCTTTTTATCATCGGGATTGAAAAGTGTCTTTGTCACGCGTATTTCATTCATTTCAAAATCTATGTCCTTTATCTTCAAAGCCATGACTTCACCTGGTCGCATACCTGTATAATACATTGTCAGAAAGAATTCGTAGGAATCCTTATATTTATATCGATCTGACTTAAATTCCTCGAATATAGCACGTGTGTCTTCTTTAGAGATTGACTCTTCAAAGAACTCTGTACTTTCCAATTCTTCCACAGTTACAAGTGGTTTAGGGTATTTGCAGTTTAGAGCAGGGTTTACGCTGATTATTCCATTCTTCACCGCATAATCCATGATAAGATTTAACGTTCCTTTAACGCTCTGTGTGTACGCCTTAGAATATATCCTTTTCTCTCCTAACATCATCTCATCGATGACATTCTGACACATCTTATGATTTATCTTCTTTATTTCGATATAATCGAAAAAATCATAGAGTTTAACCAGGTTTTGTTTTCTCGATGTATAGGTACTTATTTTCTCTTTCTTCTTATATTCTTCCATGAATTTTTCGGCGACCTGTCTAAATGAAGGGCTGCCATTATTTAATGCACCATATTGTCCGAGCATCGCCATCCGTTTATCATATTCTGCTTCAGCTCTTTTGATGGCTTCACGTTTACTTTTATGACGTCTTGTTATCTGTTGTCTTTTTCCTGTTACGGGGTCGCGTGGAGCTTCTAAGGTAACTTTATACTTACCATCTTCTAGTTGTTGGATATGCATCGTCTACATCCTTTCTAATCCAATTAATTTATGTGTCTTAGATCTGTTGATTAATAACTCTACACGTTTCGTCGCATGTTCCTGTGATACTTTAAAATAATCCATGATTGCTTCAACCGTAAATAAGTTATATTCAACGATTAATCGTTCAGGCATCATGAAGAGTAGGGCGAATTTATCTGCTTCCGTTTCCTGCATGTAGTTATACGATGGATGCATTTGTTTCGAAACTCCTACATGCATAAAATAATGGCCAAGTTCATGAGCGAATCTGAACCACATATCTTGCGGTGTTCCGAATTTAATGAATATAACATCACATCCGTCTAACTTCATATAGCAGCTCATTTCGTGATTATATGCAATATGAAGATTATAAATATGAGCGAGAGCTTCAATACTAAGATCCTCAACTCTCTCGATAATATACGCTGTAATATCATTCACAAGTTCTTCAATTCTCATGTTATCTCCCCCAAGTATAGAATGTATGTTTGATTTTTGTTAAAAATAAGGACGTATGTTCTATTTATCGTTCTAAAAATAGCCGACCAATAGGGTACTAGTGGTCAGCTAGTGTTAATTAATTTATTTCACAGGCATATCCATCTCCATCTCTATCCATTTTAGTGGTATAAGCTGGATGATTTGAATCTACGCCCTCAGGGTATACTTGTCTTAATTCAGTACAATTTGCAAAGCTTTCTCCCGCATTAGAAGGTTGTTGTTGTACAAAATTCGATGTTTGATTGTTTCCGGCAGGTTTAGTGTTCTGCTGATTGTTATTAGTTGAGTTTTGACTAGAGTTATTATCGCTTTCAAAAGCACTATCTAAAGACCAGATACCAAGTTTTTCTGCTTTAGCCTGAGCTTCAGCATTTTTAAGAGTATCTAAATATCTTGTATTAGGAGGATAGACATAGTTAACACTTGCTAATCCTTCTCTAACAAGTATTTCATTGATCATTTGTCCGTCTGCATATACGTAAGCTAAATCTCTGTTATACTTATCAGTTTTTTCTCCAACATCATATTCTATTTCAATTTTAGATGCATTAGTCAATAATTCTTCAGTTCTAGCAGAAGCTTCTGGACCAAAAGGTTGAACGCCAGTTCTTGGATGTTTGGTTTCAGGAGTGTCGATTAGTAAGTATCTAACTTTTTTGTCTTGTCCATCTATGTTTAATACACTCGTATCACCATCTATATGTCTAGTGAATTCTGCTGGGAAACGTGCAACAGTTCCTATTTTATTTTTATCTATCGAAGCTTTTTCCGGTTTCTCAGTGGTTGGTTTCTCAGTGGTTGGTTTCTCGGTAGTCGGCTTTTCGGTAGTTGGTTTTTCAGTTGTCACTTCTTCTGTGGTTACATCTTCTTTTTCACTAGTTTTTTTAACGGCAGGGGTAGCGACAAGTGTTTGTTTAGCATTATCTTTATCATTATGATCACTTTTTGAACTAGTGGACTCATCTGCTTCGCTAACCGACATCGCTAAGAAAAATAATGCTAAGGACATAAAGAATGGAAGGGCTATATTCTTGTTGTTCTTTTTGTTTTTTAAATTCTTTGCTCCTCTAAAACTATAATATAAAACACCTGCAAAACTAGCTATTCCTAGCAAGGGAATCAATATTCCACTTACTGCACTTGGCAATATTGTTAAAATAAAAAATAGTAGTGTTAATATAGTCAGCGATGATAAGATCATCTTCCATGGTGTTCCACTTCTGAATCCTACTATCTTTTTATACCATGGTCTTTCTAACTCATTAAATTTAATATTTAATTGTTTAAGATAATCCTCAAATATTTCATTGTTTTGATTTACCCTTATAACGTCTCCATTATCAAATCTATAAACTTTACTCATTAGAAATTTATCTAAATCTGCTGAAACTACATTGGATAAATCAAATGTCTTTAGAATTTTGTGATTTGTAATTTTTTCTTCTTTACCTTTAACATTATCTGATGTTGATGCTTTTTTTACTGTTTCTATCTCTATAAGATTAAATGTGGGGGAGCCTTTTTTTATCGCTGCATAATTAGTAGAAGTAAAATTGTTTAAATCTGCTTCAATTAGATGATCAAATACTTCTCCGTTATCAACTAGATATTTCTCTATAACAACTTTTTCCAACTATATCCCATCCCTTAAATTTATTTTAAATCTTTGATAGTTACATCTTCTCCCCATGTATCTGTATCGTCATTGTTGTGTGGCTGTTCAATAATTACATCAATTGAACTAGGTTTTTCGTCCTGGTACTCTAGAGGAACTATTCCGAAACCTTTAGATTTAACATTTGGATTGTAATCTTTTATTAACTTATTACCTTGAGTAAATACTCCACCTTCAGGACGTAGTTGTTCACCAGTATTAGTGGTAAATTCAATACCTCCAAGAAACTCGATATGTTTTTCTGTATTATTTCGTATTTCTCCAAAGTAACCTAAACCTAATGTATTGTCTTCTGTGTTTTGAACTAATGCGAAGGCTAGATTATTAACAAAACCATTATTGTCGATATTATTAAAACCATCTTTATCTGAAGAGTTATTTTTGAATACTTTAACTATTTTATAAGATGCGCCGCTTTCAGTATCGTTTAGCACCACATCTTTCATTGTAATAAACTCAATAGGATCAGTCACAACAGTTGGTCCAGCTTGTCCTATTGCTTTTTCTTCTGTTTTGACATCATCGTTCCCCGCATTATTACTATCTTTTGACCCGCAACCGGTTAACATTAAACTACATGCCAACGAACCAATAATTAATTTTTTCAATTTATCCATCCCCCTTATATTTAATTATTTATTTTTCTTCGCTTTTGCGATCAAAAATTCAGCTTGCTCTATCAATGATTGTTCTATTCTTTTTTGTTCTTCTTCGCTTAAATCAGAAAAACCTTCTAGATGATTAAATACGAGAGTTTCTGGTTTTTTTGAACTAACATCGCTGTCTTTTTCTAAATATCCTGCAGCTGTTAATAATTCTGTCGTTCCAACACGATATACAGGCGCTAATTTTTTAAGAATTTGTGCAGTAGGTATATTTCTTTTACCGTTTTCAATTTGAGATAGGTAAGCATTAGATATACCTGTTTTCATTTCTACTTGTCTTATTGTGTAGCCTTGTTCTAATCTTAATTTTTTTAGATATTGTCCGAATTTTTTTGCTTCCATTTGTTATCACCTGCTTACATTATAAAACATTAATAAAACTATTGATAAAAAAATATAAATAAAATATATAATAATGCTTGCAATAGTTAACATTTAATTGTATATTGATAACAACAGCAAGATTACAAAAGTTATCAAAGGAGGTGCTAATGATGAAGATCAAACCAAAAGAAGAACTATTTGCTGTTATGTTATCTAAAGGATTAACACAACAAGATTTGTCTAAAAAGACAGGTTTAACTTATGTAACTATTAATAAAGCATTTAACAACAAAGGTATTTCTGCGAAAACTGCAAAAGAAATATGCAATGCTATGGATGTAAATTTTGAAGATATTTTTTTTATATCAAATGATAACAATTGTTATCAAATGAATGACCGACTGAGCGACCAAACTCAGTCAGCCTTATAAACCATCAATTACACGACCAAATGTAATTGTACGGTGTGACCAACACCGTAACTAAAGTATAGACCAAAAGCACGTAAACATTAAAGACCTAAAAATATTCAAGGAGAAAACAATTATGAAAACAAGTATACAGAGACATAGACAAAGAACTCGTAGAACTCAATCACAAGTTGCAGACATGTTACTTACTACTAAACCAAATATCTGCAATATCGAAAAAGGACGTCGCAACATTTCATCTGAAATATTAATGACAAGTTACGAAAGAAGTGATGATCCAATTCTAATCAAAGAAATGTCATACGAATTCTCGAATGGTTATACGACACCTGCACCATCAGAAGTTGTATTTGATGACCATCGTATATGTATAAAGGAGAGGATGCTTAATGAAATACGAGAAGTAATTGATGTTCTCAATCTCTACCGTATTGATAAACGCCCTGAATATTGCAGTCAAGAAGATATTGAGAATGTAAGACGTATCGCTAGCGAAACGCAAGATGTGATTTTTGAAGCGCAGGCACTAATCGACAAAATCATTATAGATTATCAATTGAATCCGCAAGAATTATCCAAAACAAGAAATCAGCGTTACAAAATGCAACGCAGAATTTAATAACGAATTCGGCATCTGCTTAGATGTTTAAAGAGCGAGAGTAGGCGATGATATGAGCCGCGTCATAATACATCTAAAGATCATTGCGATGACTTAAGCATGTAAGCAGATGCCGAAAGAAAGAGTAGAGGTGATTCCATGTTTGCACCAGAAGTTATTAACAATTTAACAGATGTAATCGCAGAACAGCTTGAGGACAAACTTACAAAGAAATACCATCCAACAGTTTCGAGGGAAGAAGCTATGGATCTTATCGGTTGTAGCGCTGCAGTATTCAACGAAATAAGAAAACGAGATGATTTTCAATTTGTGCATATCGAAGGAATCTCGTCACGTTACAGCACAGCAAACTTAATCGAATGGATTAACGGAAGGAGGAAGTGACATGAAGTATTTAGCGAAGTTATCTTATACATTACTTTATCTGCTTTGTACATTTTTCGCATGCTTAGTGGTGTTATTCCTAGCGTTAGGGTTTCAAATGCAACCAGCACCAAGATTAGGGTTAACGATCATCATTCAACTTTCATCATTCCTTTTACTTTCAACTTATAAAGATTTAAAGGAGGTGAGATAAATGAATAAATTGCAGATATTAAAAGTAACCCTCTTAATCGTCATCTTGGCGGAAGAGATTAAGAGAGTTAGAAATAATACCATCTTATCTGAGAAATATTCTGAAATGAAAATATTAGATAAAGATGGTCAAACATTAATTCATTTTACTGAATCTGACATGCCGATTGATTTCATAGATGAAAACTTAGCAGTTTCATTAAAACCTAATTAACCTTTTGGTGGATATGGATCATCACCATACGAGTTGCGTTCTCTAATTTTGTTATCACGACCATGAATTATAGCTTCAGTGCCTTGATTTTTAGCAATTTCAATCGCATGCTTTTTAGCTTCGGCTTGAGTGTCGTGTATCTTAGTAGATTTTGAGTTGCCTTCACCTATGACATTCCATGTACCATCAGGATTTCTTGTAACGTGTTGATTTGGCATATTTTCACCACCTTTCTTAATCGGATTAAGAAAATTATACAGTAAAAAGTTACAAATTATAACAGAGAGCTAGTAACTAAGGATATTTTTATTTGAATTATTATTCAGGAATTCCAGGAACATTCATTAATTAAACAATCAGAAAGGATAATGAAAATGAACACACTAATCAAGATCGAGAATAATTCAGAACTAGGCCCAGTAGTTAGCAGTAGGATAGTCGCGGAAGAGTTAGATAGAAGACATTCACATGTAATTAGAGATTTGGAGAAAATTTTACTCGACCCAAATGTGGGCTCAGTAATTATTGAATCAAAATACAAGGATGTAACAGGTAGAAAGTTAAAAGAGTACTTACTAACTAAAGACGGATTCATTTTATACATGTTCAACATCCAAGGTCACAACGACTTCAAAATGGCATATATCAATAGATTCAACGAAATGGAGAAAGCATTACAAAACAGATTACCTGGAACATACAAGGAAGCATTGCTTCAATTAGTTGAACAAGTGGAAGAGAACGAGAAATTACATTTAGAGAACACGATGCAGAAGCAACAGATTGGAGAGTTAAAACCGAAAGCGAATTATGTAGACACAATTCTTAAAAGTAAGAGCTTAGTTACTATTGGTCAGATCGCAAAAGATTATGGCATGTCTGCTCAAGAGATGAATAAGTTGCTACAACGATTCAAAATTCAATACAAACAGTCAGGACAATGGTTACTTTACTCAAATCATCACGCAAAAGGCTATACGCATTCAGAAACAACTGAGATTACGCATAAGGATGGAAGTATTTCAGTAAGAATGCATACGAAATGGACACAGAAAGGCCGTTTATTCCTTTACGAATTCTTGAAACGCAGAGATATCATTCCTGTAATTGAATTTGAAAGCGAGGAAACTGCATGAAGTTACCTTACTGTAGGCAAGTAGAGTTCGTTAAAGTTGGAAGAGCATTTTTCACGCTTGATGAGTACTACAGATTGATAAAAGAATACGGACCGCATTGCGATGTTGAGTGGGATTTAGAAAACGACTGCGGAGTTGTTTATTTTACAGAAGCAGTCACTGTAGGAGGTGATGGAAATGCAGGATAACTTATCAGAGCTTGAGTACTTGGAAAGACTGTATTGTAGCGATGAAGAGGATGAAGATAATTTGAATTGGAACTTAAATCATCAAGAAGATGTTTATCGTGATCGAGAGTTTAACACATAAAAAAAGCGCATATCAAGGATACGCGCATCAGATAATAACTCTAACTCATTATATCACATAAAGATGAAGGAGGAAATAACATGGCAGAGGTTTTAAGCACAAAGGACATGACTCATGAAGAATGGCTGAAAGCTAGACAGTCAGGTATCGGTGGAAGTGATGCCGGAACTATTCTCGGAGTGAATAAGTGGAAATCTAAAACGCAACTATTCTTCGAGAAGGTAAATCCAGAATTAAAGCAACAAGTTGACAACGAGTTTATATATTGGGGGAACGTCCTTGAAGATGTTGTAGCTAAAGAATTTGAAACAAGGACAGGTAAGAAAGTCAGAAAAAACAACAAAATGTTAAGACATCCTGAACATGAATTTATGTTAGCAAACCTAGACAGAGTAATAGTAGGTGAAAAGGCATTACTCGAATGTAAGACTACTTCGCAATACAATATCGATCAATGGAAGGATGACGAGATACCAGCATCGTATCTTTGTCAGATTCAGCATTACATGGCAGTTACAGGTTATGAAAAAGCATATATCGCAGTTTTATGTGGTGGTAATCAGTTCATTTGGAAGGAAGTGCCGCGTGACGATGAATTGATTGAAATCATTATCAATGCTGAAAAGGACTTCTGGTATAACAACGTTCTTGCAGGCGTTATTCCTGAAATAGATGGAAGTGATGCAACTAAAGATTTCTTGAATCATATGTATAAAGATATTGATGAAACCGAAGTTCAGTTAAGTGATGATGTCGAAACATTATTAACTGCATTAGAACAAGTTAAGCAAGAAGAAAAGGAACTTAAAGAACTCAAAACGCAGTATGAAAACAAAATAAAACACATACTAGGCAACAACTTAGCAGGTAAAACAAGTGGATATCAGGTTACCTGGAAACCACAAGTAAGAAAGACTTTGGATACTAAGAAGATTCGAGAAATTTATGGAGAACAATTAGACCCTTATTACAAAGAAATAGAAACTAGAGTATTAAAAATCAAACAAATCAAAGGAGCGTAATAATTATGGCAACTACTGAATCATTAAAACAACAGGTACAAACTACACAACAAAATCAAGTGGCAAATCAACCGAAACCTCAGACGATTGAGGATTACATGAAGAAGATGGCGCCGGCAATGGCACAAGCTTTACCAAAGCATATGGATATTGATCGTTTAACACGTTTAGCAATGACTACAATCAGAACGACTCCTGCATTAAAAGATGCAGATGTAGGAAGTTTACTTGGAGCAGTGATGCAAGCAGCACAACTTGGACTAGAGCCTGGATTGATGGGTCATTGCTACTTACTACCTTTCAATAATAAAAATAAAGGCATTAAAGAAGTTCAGTTTATTATCGGATATAAAGGCATGATTGATCTAGCACGAAGAAGCGGTCATATCAAATCAATTTATGCACATGCAGTATATAGTAACGATGAATTTGATTATGAACTAGGATTAGAAAGTAAGTTAGTTCACAAGCCGACTATGAACGCAGACAAAGGTGAGTTCGTTGGAGCATATGCGGTTGCACATTTTAAAGATGGAGGATATCAGTTCGAATTTATGAGTAAAGCAGACATTGAAAAGCGTAAAGGTAGAAGTAAAGCTGCAAACTCTAAATTCAGTCCTTGGACATCAGATTATGAAGAGATGGCCAAGAAAACTGTTGTTCGTCATATGTGGAAGTACTTACCAATCAGCGTTGAAGTGCAACAACAAGTTGCTTATGACGAAGGTACAGGTAAGGATATCAGCAAGATTAAAGACGTCACACCTGATGACACGATGCTTGAAGCACCAGACTATGAATTGCTGGATATCACAGATGAAAATACGGAGGGGTAAGACCCTCCATTCTTTTAGAAAGGAGTAAAGAAAATGGATATGAAAGACAATTTATCTAAAAATCTGAAACTATTGATGGAACAAAGTAAAACAACTCAAATAGCGATAGTGGAGAAAACAGGGTTAAATAGACCAACTTTAAAACTCATTTTAGACAACAAGCATCAAAACATTAAGTTCAGTACTATCGAAGGAATTGCTAACTATTTTCACATTAGACCAATCATGCTTTTTGAGGAACTTAAAGTGATAGAAGTGAATGGAAAGAAGCAAATAATTACGGTAGGACAATATGAAGAAATTGAACTGTATTTACATCGGATTCAATTAAGTTCGGAGGTAAAACATGACTAAGACAAAAAGGTACTTTTGGTTGAAATTGAAAGAAGACTTTTTCAATCAAAAAGAAATTAAACTGCTGAGAAAGATTGCTGGGGGAGATACTTACACAATCATATATCTTAAGTTATTATTACTCAGCTTAAAAAATGACGGAAAAATTTACTTTGACGGTTTGACAGATGAATTTTCTGAAGAAGTCGCTTTAGAGATCGATGAATCAGTTGAGAATGTACAGGTAACTATGCAGTTCTTACAAAAGAAAGGCTTAATCGCTTTTGATACAGAACATCAAGATGAATTCGAACTTACTAATATAGCTTCAATGATAGGTAGTGAGACAGATAAAGCAGCTATGATGAGAAGGAAACGAGCAAGAGAGAAAGAACAAAAACAATTGAATGGTAACAATGTTACTGCAGAGTTACCTGACCGTTACACAGAGATAGAGAAAGAGAAAGAGATAGATTTAGAGAAAGAGAAGACAGAGAGAGAAACAACTCGTCCTTCGTCATTCGATATCTTCGAAAATGGAGGTTATGGCTACCTCGATCCAATTACGATGCAGAAGTTATTTGCTTGGATTGATGACTTCGGAGATGAAGGAGACTCTATCGTCAGCAAGGCTTTAGACGTAGGCATTGAAGCAGGTGTTAAAAACTATAGTTATGTCAATGGAACGTTGAAGAATTGGTATAACAAAGGATTTAGAACAATAGCTGAAATAGATGCTAATGAACGCAGAAGAAAGTCTAAGGATAACAATCAAGTTAAACCTAATGTGCAGACGACAAAACGTTCACCTGAAGAAATCGCAAGACTTAAGGAACGTAACGAAAGAAACATGAGACAGATGTTAGGCGGTGAAGATGTTGAAATCATTACTGAATAGTGAACTTATGAAAGCAGTAGCAAATCGAGGTATCCCAGAAATTGAAGAGGAAACATGTGATAAATGCGGTACAAAGAACACATATAAAGTAAATGATGATGGAACACGTGAGCTAGTAATCAAATGTGACTGTCACCTTAGAGAGTTGGTCAGAGCAGATAAGAAACGAATGCAGCAAAGAAAGATTAACTATTACTTCAATCAATCGTTGATTAATCCGGATCTGAAAAAGGCGTCATTCAAAAACAATGACATCGATCTCGAAAAAGCAAGTCCTGAGATATATAACGCTTATAAAGTAGCATCTAACTTCTGTAAAGAGTTCAGTAAACAAAATCCTAAAACAATCGTTATACAGGGTGATACAGGAACAGGCAAGTCATTCCTAGCATTTTCAATAGCAAGATACTTGAAGGACAAAGGTAATACAGTGCTTTTCATCGATAATGTTGAGCTTTTATCACTCATCAAAGCATCGTTCAATAAAAAGAATGATGATACAGAAGAAAAAATCATGCGATTAGTTAGTGAAGTTGATTTATTAGTCCTGGATGATGTCGGTGCAAACAAGCAGACGGACTGGGCATGTGAGAAGTTATACGAGATCACGAATAAGCGACAAGGCTTGAATACAATCTATACAACGAACTTAGACATCATTAATGAAATGCCATCAGATTTTATGCTGAAACGTGCTTATTCAAGAATATGCAATGGGGCAACGTTTTTAACATTGGATGGTGCAGATAGGAGGATGCAATGAAGAAGATACTAGATGCTTGCTGTGGAAGTCGCATGTTTTGGTTCGATAAAGAAAATGCAGACGTTGAATTCATGGATATTCGTGAATTAGAAACAACTTTATGTGATGGTCGGAAGTTGATAATCAAACCTGATATTTTGGGCGACTTTAGAAATATGCCATTTGATGATGATTCATTCTACATGGTAGTGTTTGACCCACCACATTTGATACGTGGTGGAGATAATAGTTGGCTAGTTAAAAAGTATGGGCGACTTGATAAAGATAATTGGATGCAAGACTTACAATTAGGTTTCGATGAATGTATGAGAGTGCTCAAACCAAATGGCACTTTAATTTTTAAATGGAATGAAGAGCAGATAAAGTTGAACGATATATTGAAAAACATCGACTATCAACCGTTGCTTGGAAATAAAAGGTCGAAAACACACTGGCTAGTGTTTATGAAATAAAAAAAGGAGAAGTGGAACGAATGGAACTCAAGGAAATGAAAGAACTTGTGAAAAAAGAAGGTAATTTTAGAAGTCAAATTTATAAAGGTATCAGATATGAGATTGTTAGGCATGAATCATTTGGACATTTATGCGGCTACCTGCACTATAATCCAAAGACTGAGGAAGAAAGAGATGTTATAGATAATGTTTTTCATAGAGGGATCACTTATGAGAATGATGGTGTCATTGGATTCGATTGCGCGCACGCAATAGATTTGTCTCCAAAGAAGATTGAAATAGATGGAAAGTTTGGACTAGGTATACCGACATTTTTAAAACCTGAATACAGAACGATGCAGTATGTTGAAGATATTCTTAAAAGAACAATCGACAAGCTGGTTGATAGAAAAAGCGAAAAGCAAGGTTATAAACGAGATTTTAACCAGTTAGAACAAATTAAAGATCAACAAAAAGAACAAGCAATTAAGGAATATGCAAAGCTACTTTACGATGAAAACTTTGTAGTTGTATCAAATGAAAGATTGCAGGAGCTGAAAATGAAAGAACGTGTGCTAAGTAAACTAACTGGTGGCATAGTTTCTGCATTAGAAGATGTTACGGAGGTGATCAAGCATGACTAAAGAACAAATCATGAGACGACTCAACTGTACAGAACGATATGCACAACACATGATTGACTGGGCTTCAAACGAATTAGAGTTGCGTGTCCTGGTAGCACAAAAAGACCATGAGTTACAAACTCGAAAGGGGATTGAGGAATATGGACCAACAGAAACTGCGACAGCTTAAGACTAAAGTTAAGGAATTAAAAGTACAGGTCGTTATTGCTAGGCATAACGTGAGGGCATCAGAGGAAGATGTAGACAGAGTACAGTTTTTTGATTTTGCAGATTCAATGATTAAACAAATTAATGAAATGATGGAGGAAATGAAATGAGACGAATTAAAGTGATGGTATTCGAGCGTAAAAATCAGAAAGGACGTTACATGTGTTCTAATTATCACGAATGGCCAAGTTATGATGATGAGTATGGAGATGTAGAACTTAATGATGTTGAAAGAGCTTATATGGTTTGGGAAAACGATACAAAATCGGCTAATGAAGAAACTTATAAAAATTGGTATGAGGATATGAAAAATCTTGATAAAGCGATTAAAGAGAAGTGGGGAGCAGATGCTTTAAATAGTTTAAATCCAGATTTAATTCTAGAAACTTATGACTATAAAGTCATCGACATACCCGTTAGCAAATTAGAAGCGGTATTGGATATTGAGAAACATGGTTACGAATCAGAATATTTAAAGGAGTATTACAAAAATGATAAATAGAGTTGTATTAACCGGAAGATTAACAAAGGATCCAGAATTCAGAGTAACAACATCAGGCGTTTCAGTCGCTACATTCACATTAGCAGTAAACCGCATGTTTACGAACGACCAGGGAGAAAAACAGGCAGATTTTATTAACTGTGTGACTTTCAGAAAACAAGCAGAAAATGTTAACAACTTCTTAAGTAAAGGCAGTTTAGTCGGTGTTGACGGAAGATTGCAATCACGCAGCTATGATAATCAACAAGGACAGCGTGTATTCGTAACAGAAGTGATTTGTGATAGTGTTCAGTTCCTGGAACCAAAGAATAGCCAAAATCAACAAAATAACAGTGTACAACAAGCGAATCATACTCAGACGAACAACAATAACCAAAATAACCAAAACGTCAACAGAGGGCAAAATAACGCAAATAACGGATACTCGCAACAGCATGAAAACCCATTTGCTAATTCATCAGGCCCAATCGATATCCAGGATGATGATTTGCCCTTCTAATTTAACGTATTAAAGGAGTGATTCAAATGTCAAAATCAGAAGTCTATTACTTGAATTCAGATGTTACAAAGCACTTCGATCAGCACTTTAAAGAAGCGGGGTTCTATTCAGAAGAATATACAATCCAGGAGTACCTATCGACCAAAGGTATTAAGGGATATGTCACACTCATGACCAGAGAAAAAGGTGGCATAAAAATAAAGATGTGCATCGATAGAGATGATAAGACCAGCAACAAGTTTAATGTTAATCAACTCAATCACAATATAAACCATGAATTATATGACCAAGGAGTGAACTTATGAGTTTACTAAAGAGATTCAAACTTTATGACCAGAAGAAAGAATGGACAGTTACAGTAATTCCGCTAAGTGGACGTGATGGTTACAGACTTATTGGAATAGGAATTTTGAAACATGTACAAAAAGAAGTTACATCAGATGAACTTCAAGAATTCATAAACTTGCATAAACTTATGCGTGAAGAAGAATTAGGGCAAGTAGAAATTTGGGATTTGATATGAAGATAAAGAAAATTAAAAGTGAGTTATTCGTATACGAGGTCGGCATCGATGATGTCGCTCGTATCGAATTAACAGATCATGGTTCAGATAAAACAATTATTTATAAAGTCGTGAAAGAAACTAAAGAAGAAACATACGCAGGTATGACAATGCCACATGAAGTTGAATATGAGTAAGGGGAGATACTTATGAAAGCGACACCGATGGGCCAGTACTGGATAGATAACAAACACCGTTCAAAGGTTAGTTACAACGCTTATAGAGAGCGAGTAGTCAAAAGAGGTATGACGTTTGAAGAAGCGATAACAAGTCCTAAAGAAAGATTTAACAATACTTCTGATGAATACAAGAAGTGGAGCGATATAGCAGTTGAGAATGGCATCAACAAGAATATATTCTGGCATCGTCATTTCACTTTCAAGTGGTCGCTGAAAAAAGCAGCAACCACACCGATAAGAAAAAGAAAAGTGGCGGATAGCGGTAGACAGACTGTTATTCGAATGATTGAAGCAGGTGCACCTATTCCGAAGAAATACATTGAGCGTTATCCGGATCTATTTAACGCTAGGACAGGAGCCTGATTATGCAGTATGGAAATGTGAATATTGGTGCAAAAGTCAGATGGATTAGAAAACATAAAAGAATGTCACAACGTGAATTTGCTGAATCTATAGGAATATCTAAGAGTTATCTCGGCGATATCGAACTTAATAGAAAACGACATTTTACAGATGCATTGGACAGTTTGTGTAAGAAATTAAATATGACAATCGATGAACTGATAAACATCGATGAGAATGGAGAGATTTAATTATGGCAAAGACATTAAGAGGTTTAGTAATAACAGAGGTTGATCAAATCATTCATGAAACGAAAACGCTAAAAGAAGCAGCAGCTAAAATTGGTGTGGCATATCAAACGCTACTGCAATTCAGAAGTGAGAATATGAAAGAATTTAAAAAGTTAAAGGCAGAAAGAGAGCAGGGACTTATTGTTGATGAAGTGCCAGTAGTTAAGACGAAGCCTGTAGAAAAGAATAAAGGAGCAAGCTCTATTCCTATTAATGATGTGGTTGATAAAGCAGAACATCAGAAGATTGTCGATGACTTGCAAGTGAAATTGTCGTTAGTCTCTGATGATAGAGATAAGCACAAAGAAGAAGTCACTAAATTGAATGCAGAACGTAATGACTTTATGAACAAAATCAAGGAACTTGAAGCAACTATTACGAAAAAAGATGAAGAGTTGCAGTTAAAAGAACTTCAAATCAAAGCTAAAGAACGTGATATTAAATCATTACAACATTCTTATGATCGTTTAGATAAAAAGAGTGCAGACGCACTAAAGATGAATGATAGATTCTTAACATCGAAATATGAGAAAGAGTTAAATCAACACAAACGCACGATTGAAGTATCAGCTGAAGCGAACAAGAATTTGAAAGAATCGTTACAACGAGCGAATCAAGTAATTAAAGATTACCAGGATAAAGAAACAGAGTTAGTTACAAGCTATGAACAACAGTTAGAAGAGAAAGATAAGCTGATTGAAGAGTGGAAAGTTAAACACAACAGCTTACAGAATCAATACAATGCACTCAAACATGAAGATATTGATAAAGAAGAGCGAAAAGAAGTGCAACTAGACAAAAAACAAATCGAATTATTACAGTCACAATTACAGCAAGAAATAGAAACGAGTAAACAATCTGTTGAACGAATCAATCCACCATCGCATTATGCTCCAAACGGATTAGGTACAGATGTCATCGGATTCCTGGAATCTCAATTCAGCTATGAAGCGTATAAAGGTTTCATGGTTGGTAACATCATCAAATATGCGACAAGAACAGGTCGTAAGGATGAAGAAATCAACGAACTTAAGAAGATTGTGGATTATGCAGATAGAATAATCAGCTTCTTAGAACGTGATAACAAAGTCGCTGATGCGAGATGATTAAATTCTTAAGCTATAGAAAGTGGAGACAACTCTTCAATCATTACATGCGAAATAATTGGGAGACTGATAGTACTGATAATAATTACGGTACTATCTACTTCTCAGTTGATGCAGACGAAGAAAAGAGAGATACCTATGTCGCATTAGACGTTGGATCAGAAGTCTATGTTGAGGAATTCGATTCAATGGAAGACATGGAACGCTTTTATGAAAATAAAGCTGATTACGTACCTGGATTGCAAGTAACGATATTTGATAGTGAGGTGCTCCATGGATAAGTATAGAGACATGACGGTAGAACATGGCACAGGGTTAAGGAAGCAGCACACGAACTATGGATTTAAAGGCTCAGTTAATGAGTTTCTAGAATCAATTAGAAAATACAATAGTCCTTTTATTCAAGTATTCGAAAGAATTGACGGAGAGTTAGTACTGCTATGGTCTAAAGATAATAAAGGATTGCTACAGCGGGGAGAACAGATGGAGTTATTTTAAGGAGGAGAAAGTATGATACCGAAGTTTAGAGTATGGGACGAACAGTTAGAACAAATTTGGTTATTATCAACTATAAATTTCGATAATAATGATATTACTTATGGGACAGAATATGATGAATACGAAGTAAGTTTAGATGATGACAGTGTAATCCTCATGCAATCAACAGGCATACATGACGTGAACGCTAAGGAGATTTTCGAGGGGGATATAGTTAAAGTGTCGCAAGACGATGATTACTTTATTAGTTTTGTAAAAAATATGATTGAATTTGATTGCCCTGGATTCGATGTTCCATTTCCAGATGATTGGAATTACGAATGTAATGTATTGAGTCATTTAATGAATACAGACCAGACGATTGAAGTCATCGGCAACATTCACGAGCATCCAGAACTACTTGAAAACATTTAAAAGCAATCTTTTATCGAGAACAATTAGGAGGATTAATATGGAAATTAACAAACAAGATTTTGAAAAAGTGAAAGACTTACTATTGTATAAGAAAGTTATTGAGTGGAAAGAAGATTACATTATCCTAGAAGACGGAACAAAAGTTGAAGTTTACTGTTCAGATCAAGACTGCTGTGCATGGGCTGATGGCACATTTAAAAATGTCGAACTTGATGCAGCAATTACTAATGTTGAATATAACGTTGTTAAAGACAACGAGTGGAATGAAGGTAGAGATACAAGAGAAAGTGAAGCAGTATTGACTTTATTCCATAATCAGAATGTAATTGCACAAAACATGGTGGAAGCTGATGGAGGTAATGGTGGATATTATTATAGTGTAGCTTCATTAAGAATTGGGAATTTTGAACTACCTATCTTAAATGCGTAAATTATAAGGAGGAAATGAGAGATGAGTAAAGACGAGAAAGAATATTACGTACTTTCTGTACCATACGATTCAGCTTACGGAATTTATGACACGTTTCAGCAAGCATTAGAAGAAGGAAACAGACCTGAAAATGAATGGCTTAAATTAATACTTTATAAAACTAAAATGAACAGAGCATTGAAAAGTGAGGACGTAATAGGACGATTCAGAGATGGAAAGTATATAAGTTCAGAAGAGTAAATCACAAGGAGGAAATGAGAATGAAACAAGTAGAAGTAACGTATTCAGAAATTGCAGATGCTATTAATCACTTATTAGAAAATAAGCATGATGATTTAGATATTTTCGATTTGTTAGAAATTATGGAGTATAACGTTCAACAAACGATAATCATAAACGGAAAAATAGTCGAATAAAATTAAACCTTTATAGGACTATCTGTAACTCACGAAAGGAGAGAGGGATTGTGACTAACAAAGAAAAATTAAACTCTATTATCAATTACTTAAAACAGAGTCAAGATGGCATATTAGAAAGTATTTGCGAATTATCAGAAGAACAAGAAAAAAGCGAGTATGGAATTGATCTGCACGCAAAACACAATATTTTATCTTCTGTAATTGTTGAGGTAAAGCGAATAATCGAAAAGGAGAATGACGAATGATAAAACGTAAAACAGCTCATGTCAATATTCCACCATTTTTAATTGACGGTTCTAACCGTTTAGAGAATTTCGTTTTGAATAACATAAACATATATAAAAAACTAGGTTATCGAGATATATGGTTTAACGTAATGATTAGTTATAACCAGGATTTAGAGGAAGTACTGCGAATCAATGGTATTCGTTCGTATGGCATGATGTTTGATGGTTCATTCCATCATTCGAAGGTGTTTTTAAATCCAACGTGGATAGACAAAATTAGATGCAGACTAAATCACACAAAAACAGAGTAGAACGGAGTAATGGAGACTAACTCACGAAAGGAGAAAAGGATTGTGCGTAACTTAGGAACACCAATGTTAAAAAGAGAACTAAAGAAATTAGGATATGAATTTAAACGTTGGAGTGACACACCAACTTATGTGGTGCTAAAGCACGATGAGATTATAACTGAATATGATCATAAGCGTGAACAGTATGGTATATCAGAGGATAAACGGGTTAATGCTCTTATGGAAGAATACAAGCAATATAGACAACGTTGTGGAATTGATAAGATTAAACAATATCATGGTCTAAATAAAAACTGAAAAGGAGAGATGGATTGTGGAGTTAAATCAAATCGTTGCTACTAATATAAGAGTGTTCATGAGTATTAAAGATGTGACATCTACAGAGATATCTGATCAATTAAAAATGTCTAAAACAACAATCACATCATTGACGAACGGAACGTTTAAAGGAATTCAAAATGAAACAATCACTAAAATTGCCGATTTTTTAGAAGTAGAACCATTCGAGCTATTTATGCCTGTAGATAGATTTAAGTACAGAAAAGGAGAATGAATGATGTTCCAACTCAAATATAAATACGGTACAGAAATGGCTAACACATTAAACTACAACAAACCTAACGATTACTACTTTTTGTCTGTAGGAATTGAAGATAAGAAGAATCAGACGTGGTTCGATGACAACTACCGTTTCCCATACGATATAGAGAAACAAATTGAACTAGGAGTTCTAATAAAAGTTAAGGAGAATGACGAATGAAAATTATTTACTCACATAGCGACTGGAATGTAATTGATCCGCAGAACCAGATTGTTGAATCATTTTCAAACAAACAATGTGCTAAGGATTACCTGAAAGCATTAGAAGTACCATACAAAGAATTTTACAAAGTAAAAGAACATAAAGTGATGAGAAGAGAGGGATAAGTAATGATTAAAATGACAACGGAGTTATTCGAGAAGTTCAGCAAGAAGCAGGAAGAGTTAGACAGCATGATTAGAGAGAAGTTTGGGATTAGTGAAGATGAGTGGAAGTATGATTTAAGCATTCAGCACTCTATCGCTTTAAGAGTAGAACTGCATGAGCTAGTCAACGAGTGTCACGACTTATGGAAATACTGGAAACAGAAAGCAGTTAACCCTGACCGTATCATTGATGAACTAGTGGACGTTATTCACTTCCTGCATTTGATAATGAATAAAACGAGCTTCAATACGGAGTATCATATAGGAAAAATAAACAAACATATCCCTACTGAAGAACAGTTAAAAGATGTAACTAATTATTTAGGTGATGTGTGTAAAATAAATTATTTAATTAAATCAGATAATTTACATCAAACTTACGCATATTTACTCGTATTAGCAGACCACTACGCATTCACATTAGACGACATCGAACAAGCATACGACAGAAAGAACGCTGAGAATCATGCAAGACAGAATAGAAACTACTAAGGACAAAGACATCTATAAACGTATTAAAAATCTTATTGGGAGGTAGAAATGCAAAAGAAAACAAGTCAACGTAATAGAGGTAAATACCTCGAGACATTAATCGAACGATCCAATATTCAATACGATATAAAAGGTATAGCGACAATCAATAAGATTCCAACACCTATGACGCATAGGAGCAGGAACGGAAAGATATTTGATGCCAGGTACACCAAGAAATCAACAGTCGACTTTATCGGCATTCACAATGGAAAGTTTATCGCATTCGATACAAAGCAGACATCACTGACCAATCTGCCATTTAAGAATATCGAGCAGCACCAGATTGAGTACTTGACCAAGACTCATGAAAAGGGTGGCATTTGCTTTATTCTTATCTTATTTACGAAGTTTAACGAGTTATATAGGTTAGACATCCAAGAACTAAATGAGCTCAAGGAAACGTTAAACAGGGCCAGTATTCCATATACCTGGTTTAAAGAAAATAAAAGACCAATCACAAGTAATAACGGAATCATCTACAACTACTTATAAAGGGGAACAATAAACCATGACTTATACGACCAACCAAATTGTAAGAATGATTAAAGATTATCAGATGAATGTGAAGGTAGTAGCTAAACTTAGAAAGGAATACATTGAGGATGTATGCGGAGCGAATATCTCGCAGTACGGAATTGAAGCCACGATGCCTAAACCACAAGGGCAGACATCTGATCCAATACTTAGAGAAGTACAAAGATTAATGAAGCAGGATAGCGTGATAGCGAAGTACGAACAAAAGGTGTTATATATTCAGAATCGATGGGAAAGAGTCACAAATGAAAGACAGGCTATGATTTTCAACCAAGTACTTTCAGGTGCATCTTTTGAATTAATCAGTAAGACTGTAGGACTCACGCCACAAAGAATACATCAGGTAGTTAAAGAAATAGCAGAAATATTAAAGGATTAGAAGATTCCCTCTAGTAAAAACTAGGGGGATTTTGTATGATTAGAAGAAAAGGGGTTAACGGATGTACGAGATACACAAATTAATTATAGAAAGTGGTTCAAATACTTTTACGACATGGTTACCTCCAATTTTAACTTTTGTTGGCGTATTATTAACGCTTATTTTCAATTTTGTGAGTCATAATAATAAAATTAAAAATGATGAAGTTTTAAAACAAAAAGAATTAAAAGGAAATATTTTAAGTAAAGCTAGAATAGAGTGGTTGTCTTCAGCTAGAAATATTACAAGTGAGTATATCGCAAGTTTTTATTCTATTACTCAAGATTTACCAACAAGAGGTAACACCTTAACAAGTAAACAGAGTGAAAATGTATCAAGAGGTATTTATGAAAACAATAGACTTTATTATACATTAAAACTTTACTACACTGTAAAAGACGAAAAAGGAGAGATAAATGAGGATCACAAAATTTTAGTTAGAGATTTAGAAAAAGCAGAAAATCAAATCAATAGTTTTATCAATAGCTATTTGTATCAATTTTTATCTGGACAAATCCCTATTGATTCAAGAGCAGATAAAGAAATTGATAAAGTTATAAAAGAATTAGAAATATTAATAGAAGATTCAACTATATATTTTAAAAAAGTTTGGGAAGAAGCAAAAAGTTTAGAATAATTTACATATTTACTATACTTACATATTTTCATTGTGTGACATGACATAAATCTTTAGTTTACAATGTGAGGTAGGTCGGTGCGTAGTACGCTACAACCAATCAAAAACTTGTTTTTGTACCTCGCACTGCATGAACCTAGCGGTTCTTCGTTTACTTTGCCATGAGTAATCTCCTTTCAAAGAATATATATGGAAACCATCTAGTAATTTCTAGGTGGTTTTTGTATTATTAATGTATACATGTAAAGGGGATGAAGACGATGAAGATAGTAATGAAACGTAACTTTGGCATTAAATATCGTATAGTTGGACAGACAGAAGAACACCAGGATAACAATTTTCTATGTGTGGATGAAGAAGAAGTTAAAGAAAAAGCGATAATGCATTATAGAAAAAAGGGAATAGATATTGAAATTCTTGAAGTATATGAAGTTCATTAGCACTCACTTAATCGTGGGTGTTTTTTAATGCAATAAATTAACTGGATACTATTATTAGCTAAATCATATATGACTCCGGATATAAGATGTGAGAGTTAATGTTATAAAGATGTGTGTACAGCCATCCAGTTTATAAAAATAAATAGACCAATTAGGATAGAGAAGGTGATAGATGAAATGAAACTAAGTGAGAAACAAAGACGATTTGCTGATGAGTATGTTAAATCAGGAAACATTGAACAATCCGCATTAGAAGCAGGATATAGTAAAACGTATGCCAGGGCACAAAGTCATAAATTGTTGGCAAATGTCGGCATAAAAGCTTATATCGATGAAAGACTTGATAAGTTGAAGTCCGAGAAAGTAATGGAACAACAAGAAATACTAGAGTTATATACCTCAATTGCTCGTGGTGAATTAGAGAGTGAAGGCCTTATTGGAATGGGTCAAGGCTATCAAGAAAAGACGAAACTCAAGCCAACAACCAACGAAAGATTGAAGGCACTAGAAAGTCTAGCAAAGATCAATCAAATGTTTGTTGAAAAACAACAGATTGAACATTCAGGATTAGTTCAGTTTGTTGATGATATCTAATGGCTGTTGTTAAGAGGTTATCTGAATTACTACCACCAGCGTTTCACAACACATGGAAAGCAGCAATAAATCCTGATATATTACATGTCGTTGAACAAGGTGGACGTGGTAGTGGTAAATCATCTGATATCGCACATATCATGTTACAAATGCTAATGAGATACCCTGTTAATGCTGTAGGAATTCGTAAGATAGATAATACAATAGAATTATCAATTTTCGAGCAAATGAAATGGGCTATATCTGAGCAAGGCGTTAGTCATTTGTTTAAGATAAATAAATCGCCTATGAGAGTAACTTACATCCCTAGAGGTAATTACATGGTATTTAGAGGTGCGAGCGAGCCTGAAAGAATTAAATCTTTGAAGAGCAGCAATTATCCTTTTGCAATAGCGTGGATAGAAGAATTAGCAGAATTTAAAACAGAAGATGAAATTAAGACTATTACAAACTCGTTATTACGTGGTGAGTTAGGTAATGGTCTTTTTTATAAGTTCTTTTATTCTTATAACCCTCCCAAAAGGAAACAATCATGGGTTAACAAGAAATACAATACAGTTAATCAACCACCAAACACATTCGTACATCATTCAACTTACTTAGACAATCCGTTTATTAGTAAACAATTCATAGATGAAGCTGAAGCAACAAAGATGAAAAGTGAGAAAAGGTATCGATGGGAATATCTTGGTGAAGCAATAGGGAGCGGTGTTGTACCGTTTGATAATCTGACATTTAGGACAATTACGGATGATGAAATAAAATCATTTGATAATATTCGAAATGCTGTCGATTTTGGATATGCAACAGATCCATTAGCTTTTGTTAGATGGCATTACGACAAGAAAAAGAATGTCATTTATGCAATTGATGAATACTTCGGTCAAAAGATAAGTAACAGGGAACTTGCAAAATGGCTGAAAAGTAAAGGTTATCAGTCGGAAGAAATTGCAGCAGATTCAGCAGAACCTAAGTCAATTAATGAATTGAGGTCTGAGCATGATATCAGAAGAATATATGGCGTAAAGAAAGGTCCTGACTCAGTTGAATTTGGAGAAGAATGGCTAGATGATTTGACTGAAATAGTAATTGATTATAAACGAACACCAAACATAGCGAGAGAATTCGAAAATATTGATTACCAGACTGATAAAGATGGTAATCCTAAACCACGACTAGAAGATAAAGATAATCACACTATAGACGCTACGAGATATGCATTTGAACGTGATATGACTAATAGAAAAGCAAGAGTAATAACTGCGAACGCATGGTAAAGGAGGGCGACAATGAACGAGTGGAAGAAGTTTGATAAAGAAGTAATAAAAGAAAAGCATGATGACATGTATTTCTATCGTGATTTATACGATGGTAAACATGCGAATATCTTTCCTAGAGCTAAAGAGTTGATCAGTAAAGGCGAGATAATAGATATTTTGCAATACGGAGAGTACAACGCTAAGAACGTAATGACACCTTATCTCATGCTTAATATCTGTAAAATTATCGTTGATACACCTTCGCTGTTAATCAGTCGTGGCATTGGTAAGGTTAAGACTAACTTCCCGAATAAGGAAGAGTTAGCAAATGACACAACGACAGAAGAAGCGAAAATGATTGAGGGAACTATTGATAATTCATACAACAGTGAAGTCATCGACTTGCAGCAAGAGACGATAGACCAGATTGTTAAAAACTCAAAGATTGATCATAAGATGAACATCACTCAATTATTAGTCGATGGTGGTATCGTAGCTGTACCTTCTATGGTTAATGGACAGTTAAAGTTAATGTTCAAAGAACGTAATGTATATTATCCTCATGATGATGGACATGGATACGATTTAGTATACGAGTTACCTCAGACGGACGAAGAGAAAGAAACAGGTATTGATTACGTCCATATCTATACTGAACGTGAAGATGAAGATAGACTACTTACAATTCATAAACTATTTAAGCGCAACGGAGAATCGCAACTTGAAGAAGTTGAAGATGTAAACTTTATACAAGATAAATTAGGTATCGAACAGTTATATCAAGAGTTTGAAGGTCGTAAACGTTCGTTTATAGCTTATCTTGCGAATAATGCAACGTTCTATAATAAGCTAGGTTCATCTGAACTTAAAGGACTTGCAGGGCGACAAGACGAAGTGAACTGGACCTTAACACGAGCATCGCAGACATTTGAGCGTAATGGTAAGCCACGTATCAGTATTACAAGAGAAACAATGGATACACTTCGAGCGATTGCAGCTGATAGGTATGGTGATGAAAACAAGATTGATCATAGAGATTTAGAGATACAAGAAATCGGTGAGAATGGCCAAGTCATGCAGATACATCAGATTGATGTCGATAAGATAGGTGATATGGCATATCTTAAAGACATCATCAGAGGGATGTTAGCAGAAACACAGACATCACAAGCAGCAATGGAATTTGTAAGGACAGATACTGCAAGTCCACAGTCTGGTGTTGCAAAGTTCTATGACTTACTTATCTCATTGATGAAAGCAGAGCAAATAAGAAACGATTATGTCGAATTCCTTAAGACATTATTCGAGAGTGCATTATGGTTAGCGAATAAAGAGAACGACAGCATCATCATTGAAGAGCCTAACATCACAGTACAAGCGATGATTCCGGTACCTGAAAAAGAAGTCACTGATGCGAATATTGCGAAGTACAATGCTAAAGTTCAGTCGCTTGAAGAAACGGTGAGACTGAACAATCCTGATAAGACAGATGAATGGGTGTATGAAGAGATTGAACGTATCAAGTCGGAATCGACATCTCAAGACAGCATGAGTGTTCTAAATGGCAATAATACGTTGAATAACTTCCTAAACAATAGACAACCTGATGGAACACCACTCGATGAACTAGGAAATCCAGTAGGAGGTATTGAAAATGATAAGTGAGAGAATGAGAATAGCAAACGTTAAAGCTAATACAAATAACACGAATGAAGATATTCAACATTGGAAAGACCAAGGATTGATAAATACCAAAGATATTTCAGATGGTTACCATACTTTTGGACAACTATATCATGATAGAGCAGTGTTGTTCGCAGTGATTTGTAACAGCTACAAAGATAAAGCCTGGAAGTCAAAACAGCATCATGATGGAACAATGTTTGGAGAACCTGGTGAGATGTTTATTGTTGGTGTAGAAACACCACAAGGACAATATACTTATCATTATCATACAAATGAGTATTGGGATATGTATAAAGTTAAAGAATTAGAGTTTGCACCTGAATGGGACGGACACACACATGAAGATATTGGTAGGTTATTCAGTCTTATTGAAAAGATGTGATTAAATGAACGCTGAACAATTAACATTACTGATTGATGAATTGAAAAAGCACATTGTATCACTCCTGCATAATACTGATCATTTAAAAGATAGTGATGTACAAAAGACATTACTAACAATCAATAAAATATTTGATGAACTAGGACTTACTGTTCAAGAGGTGTTACCTGTTGAATTAGCGAAGTCTTATTTTATTGCGATTGATGAAGCTACAGAAGATTTACAAGAGCAAGGCATACAGTTGAATGGTCGAGCTATTGTTGAGGGAGTAGTGCAGGCAGACTTTAAGTCACAAGCTAACGTTGAAGCATTATCTAATATTGTTACTGACGCGATGTTAGACATGCAAGCAGCAATTAGAACCGCTAAAGAAAACTTTAATAGTACTTATATGCAGACATTAGAAGCAGTCAGAAGTGATATAAGCAAAGGGATTTTAGATGGCAACAATCGTGAAGCAATCATAAAGCGCGTATCAGATACATTCCTGCAAGACGGGTTTACTTCGTTTAAGACTGTAGATGGTAAGCAGTTACCTTTGGACTTCTACTCACGTACAGTGGTCAGAACGAAAATGAGGACAGCAACGAATCATGGTCATCTAACTAGATATGAAGAAGTGGGTGTCAATCTCGTAACGATAACTGGAAGAGAGCCTACTTGTGGCGTATGCGCAAGATATCGTAACCACGTCTTCAGTATTGACGGAAAAGATAAACGATTTCCGCATATCAATGTATACGAACTATTTCCATTGCATCCGAACTGTGAGTGTCGAATCAGACCCTTTGTAATTGAATATAAAAGTCAGTCTGAAATCAATAAAGCTGTTGTCAAAGCGAAGTCGTTTAATCCTGATATTGATCCAAGAGCACAGAAACAAAAAGATGCATACAAGCAAGACCAGGATAAGAAACGTATCGCAAGGCAAGAAGATAAGCATTACATAAAGATGAAAGTGATATTAGGTGATAAAGCGCCAAAGAATATCGGTGCATATCGGAATATCAAACGTAATAATCCGAGTAAGTTTGAAGCATTACGACAACAAATGAAAGGTGTTGTTAAAGATGAAAACAGTAAAACTGGATAGTTATAAAAAGTTTACACCTCAAAATTTAGCAGATGAATTACAAAAGGCGATTGATGAGTATGATGTCGAGGATGTCATCATCATTTATAGAGATAAGGAAAAGAACATTGGTTTAATGCATTCAGATATAACTGATACCGAAGCAGTTGGGATGTTAGAGATGACCAAGATGAGTATATTTATCGATGATTAAGAACCCGTCCTAGACATGACGTTAAAAGGTCTCTTTATTATGGATAGCTTTAAAACTCACGTCCAGAAAGGAATAGTGATCACTTAAGTATCTCGATGGTGGTGGATACCACTCGACCTGTCGAAAGTCGCAAAAAGTCGAAACGTTTGTACAAACGTATTGTACTATCCTAACGCTGTCGTTCAGCGAATAAAAACGAGAAGGAGAAATAGTATGAGACGAAAATTTTTAGAAGACTTAGGACTTGAAGTAGAAACGATTAATGAAATCATGAAAGAACATGGTAAAACTGTAGGTCGTAAAGACACTCAGATTGATGAGCTTGAAAAAGATTTAGAGAATCGTGATAAGCAGTTAAAAGACTTAGAGAACAATCCAAAGATTGACCCAGAGTTGCAGAATAAAGTGAATGAGTACAGCGAAGAGAATAAAAAATTAAAAGATGAGCGCCGAGACATCATTCTAAATGCTGCAATTGAAGTCGCAACTGCTAAAGATGCACATAATCCTAAAGCTGTTCTTAAATTAATTGATCGTGAATCTCTTGAAGTCCAAGAAGACGGAACTATTAAAGGTTTAGATGAAGCTATCAGTTCATTAAGAGAATCAGATAGTTACTTATTTACTCCGGTTAATAGTGACGAGACACCACCAGGTAACAATGATAGTGATAAGCAAGACGGTATTAAGCCACCTAATAACCTTAATCCTGGAGGACAACAAGGAAATGGTGGTAAAGACCCAGACCCAAGTGAACTTGGAAAATCAATGGCCGATAAATTACTCGGTAAAAAAGAATAAGGAGGAAGTTAAATGTTTAACCCTAGAAAAGTAGACAGCTTCAAAAAAGCACCGGAATTCTTACGTGATGCAAAAAACGTGGAATACACTGTCGGTAACGTATTATTAGATGGTTCTAAATTTTCAGCAGATACAGTTGTAAAAGCCGGAACTGCAGTTTTTAGAAATGCAGAGTCGAACAAGTTTGAATTGGTTCAAGAATCGACACCAGAAACAATGGCAAGTGCAGTATTAACTGCTAATGATGTAAAAGTATTTGCGAAAGAAGATGCTTTAGCACCTGCAGTACGTGAAGCATCAGTTATTAAAGAGCGTACAACAGGAGTTACAGACAACTTTATCAAAGCGACTATCGGACGTTTCCACTTCGATGTCTAATAAAAAATAGGAGGAATTAATAGATGTTAGAAATTAAAGAATTTGACGATGCTACACTACAAGCATTTGTACGTGAAGCAGATAATAGAAATACAAACAACTATCCATTAGCAGAAGCATTCCCACAGGAAGTTACTTATGACATTAATGCGATTTACAATGTTGTATCTGATACTGTACGTGCAGCTGCATCTATCACAGGTTTTAATAGCGGAGCGCCATTACGTTCGAAAGGCGAAGGCGAAAAAGCAATGATTGAATTAACAAAGATTCAACATGGTTATTACTTAGATGAGGTTGAGTTATTACAATTCAACAAACCACGTGATCCACAAGAGCGACAAGCAGTAATCGAGAAAGTATTCTTAAAGATTGCTGACTTATCTTATGGTGTTGATGATATTAAAGAGTTTTTACGTGCCGGACTAACATATCGCGGAGAGTTTAAATATTCAAATCCGGTAGATAAAATTGAAATCAATGTGAAGTTAAAGCGTCCATCAGAAAACGATATTAAAATCACTAACAAATGGAATACACCTGAAGGTACTCCGATTGCTGATTTGGTAAGTGCAGTAGAACAGTACCAAAAAACAAATGGCAACAAAAAACCTGATTACATTGTTATGAACTCGAAGACGTTCTCAGCATTTAAACGTAATCCGGAACTAAAAGGTCAAATCTATGGTAACTCTACAGATACTCGAATCGTTAGAGATGCAAGTGTATATGAATTACTTACAGAGTTAGGCTTACCACCAATTCAGATTGATGATAATATCACTGGTATCGAGCAATTGGACGGTACTGTAAAAGTGTATCAAAACTTAGAAGATGGGAAAGTTGTGCTTCGTGCAGCTCAATTAGGTAAAACATTTACTGGTCCATCAGTTGAAAATAACTATGTTCCAGGTAAATATGTTCAGACTGTTATCGAAAAAGATCCATCAAGTGAAAAAACAATTGTTGGAGAAGTTGCAATTCCTGCATTACAAGCAATTAACTCAACAGTATTAATGACTGTACTTTAATTAGTGCAGTCTTATTTATTAAATAATAGGAGGACTTAAAGATGCCAAAAGTATATGTAGATAAAGGTACTGTAATTCACAAAGGGCAAGCTTATTTTAGACAGTCTTTAGACCTTACTCAAGAAGAGTATGAGAACGTGAAAGACTTAGTGACGGTTGAAGATGCAACTGAAACAACTGAAAAATCTTATAAAGATTTAGATGTAGAAGAACTGAAAGCACTAGTCGAAGAAAAAGGCCTTGAAGTTGTTGCTACAGGTAAAAATGGAGCAGTAAAAGCTGACTACGTGAAAGCATTAGAAGAAGCAGCAGAATAATGTAAAGGTGTGATGTTATGGAAACATTGGAACAACATCAATCATTAATCGATGGCACAGTGGCATACATGAACATCATGCCATTACCTGATTATATTAATGAAGTACCAATTGAAGACTTACCGAAGTATTTATTTTCGGCCATTCAAGATATTAAGGATTACTTTCCTGGCATCGAGTTAACGCCGAGAATGGTTTATCTGCAACTTGATTACAAGTTAGAAGCGGAAGAAGAAGGCTTTGGAGTGCTTAAGCGCCATAACGTTGAAGACTATACAGTTAAAGATGTTAAAGTCGTATTCAATCATGAAAAGCTATCTCCATCACTACTAGCGATTATAGACGGAATACTAACTGAGGAACGAAAGACTTCCTTAGGTAGAACAGGGAGGTTGATATAATGAGACCTCCAATGAATCAAAGAGTTTTAGTCAATAAAGCGATTTTGAATGAACATGGTATACCTACGACTGATAAATACGGAAGGCCTTTAACGAAAAGAGTAGAGTCTAAAGCGCGTGTCAGACGTAAGTCTAACTTGATAATTACAGCAACTGGTACTGAAACAAATACGAATATCGAGATTGATGTACCTTCTCAAATGATTGTCAAAGAAGGAGAAGAAATCAGTTATATCGATATGGATGGTAACGATGGTACAGGTAAAGTTATCTCTTACGAGGAAGCAACTAACGTTACAGGTTCACGCGTTCTATTTAGGACGGTGTTTGTTGATGGCCGATGAGTATTTCAAATTTGAATTTGATGATAATTACAAAGAACTGCAAAGTTACTTCAAAAAGTTTGATGAACGCTTTACTAAGATCGTTATTCAGGAACTCGGTAAGTTTGGATTAAGAGTAGAGGAAGTAGCAAAAGCACTTGCTCCACGTGATTCAGGAGACTTAGAAGACTCAATAAATACTTCTAAAGTAATAGTTGAAGGTAAAACATTCTCGATTACCATAGGTACTAACATGAAATACGCTCTAAGAGTTCATGAGCAGCCAGAAAGTAAAGGTGTTAGACCTAAATATCAAAGAGGTGTTAAGTATCCTGAATACTATAAGAATGGGCGTGGGGAAAACACTCGTAATAAACCTGATGTAAACGGATATAAACCAGGAAGAAAGTATCTTACTAATGCAGTTAAAGTTACTGAAGACGACTGGAATATAATGTGCGAAAGAATTCTCGCGCGAGTATTGGAGGGTTAGACTGATGATACAAGAGTCAATCATGAATCTGTTAAGAGAAAATATAGCTGGGCTTACTTGGTCAGTCGACTACCGTACATTGGGCGACAATACAGGTACAGTATATTCAGACGGTGGAGAAAAGCCTGGCATCTATGATGATGAAATGAAATATCCGCACTATCAAATCTATATCAGATCAAGTGATTTTGATAAGTGCAAAGACATAGCTTTTAAAGTCTATGCATTGCTCCATAAAAAGAGCGGTTGGTTAGTTAACGAACAAAACAATGTAATACATGTTTACTTCATCGAAGCGTTGTCTGAGCCACTTAGAATAGGTGTAGAGGACAATGTGATGGAGTATAGCATTAACTTTAGAACAACTTTAAGAATTGAAAACTAAAGCATATTTAGACATCTGAAACGATGTCTATTTTTTATGTAAAAAACAGGAGGAATAAATTATATGAACGCATTTGATAAAAGTATCATGTTCGGTATGGCTAATTTTAAATTGACAGGTACAGACAGCAAAGTTCTCAACTTTGATGGTAAAGCAACAGGAGATGGTACTAGCTTCTTACAAACAGAAGGTGGGGTTCTTACTATTGAACCTAAGTTTAAGGATATTCAATTTGAAGATACTGGTGAAAGTGACATCGATAATCGCGTTGTCGGTTGGGAAGTAAAAGTTAAAATGACTGTATCTCAAGAAACTCTAGAATTGATTCAATTGGCTATGGCCGGTGCACATGCAATTAAGGATAGTGGAGGGTCAAAATTAATCGGGATTACAGATGGTCCACTAGGTTCATCTAACCGAGATCGTGGAGTAAAAATGGAAATCCACCCACGCCAATTGCCAGTTGAAGATAAATCAATGGACATCGTTATCTATAAAGTTGCATCTACATCAGGATTTGAACGAGCATTTAAAAATGAACAAGGTAAATTTGATTTAGAATTCGTAGCTTATCCTAAAGATAACTTTGATATGAGTCAACCAAACAACTTCTTCCAAATCGGACAAGCTACAGCTTAATAACAATATAACCCTACTTATGCTAGTAGGGTTATTTCTATATTTATTTAAATAATTAATTGAAAAGAGGAATAAAACATGACAAACGAAGTAAAAGTATTAATCACTCAATACGTTAATGAAAAAGGTGTATTAAAAGACGATAGTAAAAAAGAAGTAGTAATCAAAGCGATGCGACCATATCAGTTCTTTGCTATTACTAAGGTTTTAAAAACGTTAATCAATGAACTAAATGCTGATGAAAATATCAACGGTGCATTAGTCGGTCTCTTCGATACGGTAGAAGAAGGTATGGATACTAAAGACTTATTAAGTGCATTATCTGCTCAATTTGTTAAGGATTCAGCTGGATCAATCGGATTATTATTAGAGGTTGCTCCTGAAAGTGCTTTAGAACTGATTTCAATCCTATCCGATGTGCATCCTGATCAATTAAAACTTCAAGAGATGGATACATTCTTTGATGTGGTAGATGCAATTGCAGAAGTTAATGACTTAGCTAAGGTTGTTGAACGTGTAAAAAAGTCTACGAAAAGTTTTCAGAAGAGTCTCAAATGGGGCGAGAAAGTTACTCAAGCGACTCTAAGTCCAGTGAACTAAGTGGTTATGAGCTTGAAGATGCTCTTGTATATAAGCTAGCGCATAAATTAGGTGGAAGGTCAGAAATCATTGATATGCCACTTGAAGAAGCGTTAGCTTATTTAATTATCATTATTGAACAGGAAGAGCAACAAGCAGAAGCGAAGAAGTGGGACTTATATATGAATCACTTATCACGTATTAATGCGAATCCTGCACATAACGATAAAGAATCGAAACGGAGATATGAATTCATTGAAACCATAAATCCTATGAAAGAAAATAAAGCGCTTGAAATGCCTAAAGAATTAGAGTGGAACTTCGAGCAGCTTGAACAATTAAAAGCATTACAAACTTAATTAATTATTTAAATGAATATATAAGGAAAGGAGGATAATATGGCTAACATACAAGAAATAGGCACTAAATTTACGATGTCTGTAGATGGGATGCTGAATAAGTTCAAGGTACTTGAACAGAATTTTGATAATTTGCCAAAGGTGGCCGAAAAATCAACAAAGCGTATGGATAAAGCATTTGGTGCTATAGATGATTCACTTAAGACATTTGATAAGCGTTTATCTGAAACAGGTAAAGACTTCGATACTAAGAAGTTACAGTCTGAATTACAAAAGGCTCAAAAGGAATTTAAAGATACAGGTAATATCAATAAAGAGACGATGCAATCACTTCAAAAGGAAATTAAGAGTGTTGATTGGAAGTCTTTAGATGCAAATTCACGCGATACATTCAAAACTGTTATACGTAATGTCAACAGTGTAGAGCGCAATATGAATAAGCTGAATGATGTTAAGTTTCTTGAAGGACTACCTGATGATGCGAAAGAAGCAGGTAAGCAACTACTAGCACTGCAAAAAGACGTTGAGAAGACAAGTAAATCACTTGAGAAAACTGATGATAAGGTTGATTTTAATAAGCTCAATAGTGAGCTCAATAAAGCTAAAAAAGAATTACAATCAACTGGTAAGGTTGCAGATAACACACTTGATCAGATAAATAAGGATATTAAAGATGTTGATTTTGAATCGATGTCTATGAGCGCTAATGTAGCATTCGGTAAGGTCGAAGAACATGCTGAACAACTCAATAGAAAACTTAGGAACGTTGGAGATGATGTTAATCTATCTAATTCTACTAAAAACATTTCTAAGGACATTGATGGCGCAACAGGTTCGGTTGGTGGCTTGAAAGGTGCATTTAAAGGATTAGGACCTGTTATTGCAGGCGCATTAGCTACTGTAAGCATAACGGAATTTACAAAGAAGATAGTTGAATCTACTGCTGAAATTGAAGCGCTAAATTCCCAATACGAACAAGTTATGGGCAAAATGAAGAATACAACTGATAAGTATCTTGGAGAGATGGCTCAGAAGTATAATGTGCATCCTAACGAATTAAAGAAGTCGATGCTTCAATATCAAGCGATTCTTAAATCGAAAGGATTAAATGAACAAGATGCATACGAAACTTCTAAAATGTGGTTAGAACGTACTGTTGACGGTTCAGCATTTGCTAATGAATCGATTGAAGAATCAACTGGACGTATGATGGCTGTTATTAAAGGCGAATACGATTCTGCAGATACAGTTATGATCAACTTGTCTCAAACAATGCTTAATGATAAAGCTCAAGAAAAATACGGTAAGAAATGGGAGCAGTTAAGTGTCACTCAACAGGAACAGCTAAAAGTACAAGAATCAATAAGACAACATACTTCAGCTGGTGTACTTGGTCAGGGTGTAAAAGAAGCGGATAGCTATGAAAAGAACTTAGCTCAATTGAAGAACACCTGGAAAGACTTTCTTGCTTCTTATGGTGGACCTGCGCTAGATATCGCTAATAAAGGTTTGAAAGGCGGTATCAAAATCATTGAAGATATGGCTAAAGGGTTTAGTACTATTGGTAAATTGATTAAGGAACTAACTGGTGGAAAACAAGTTAATATACTTAAAAAGTTAGGGTTTAGTAACGGAGAAGCAAATAACATCATAAATTGGTTCAATACGTTAAAACAACAATTGTCAATTGCAGGACGGGCTGTAAGTTCCTTTGTTATGAATAACTTAGGATCAATTAAAAAGTTCTTTACAGGTCCTGATGGCCAACAGCTACTTCAAGCAGTGAAGAACATCTTTAATGGAATACTTGCTGTCGTTAAGTTTGTCTTTCCACTTGTTAAAAGTATCATAGTTTCAATATGGAAGAACATCCAAGGTGTAATAAAAGGCGGCCTTCAAGTCATTAAAGGCTTGATTCAAGTCTTTAGTGGATTGTTTACTGGCGACTTTAGAAAGATGTGGGAGGGTATTAAAAATATCTTCTCCGGAGCAATAAAGTTAATTTGGAACGGTGTACAGCTATTATTCTATGGAAAACTGCTTAAAGGTGGCTTAGCCTTTGCTAAATTATTCGCCGGTAGCTTAAAATCAATGTGGCAAGGTATCCTCAATTTATTTAAGAATTTCGGTAAATTTATATGGGATACTTCAACAAAAGTATCGAAAAATGTTATTGGTGCTTTCAAGAATCTATGGACAGGTTCAATGAATATCATAAAGAATTTAAAATCAGGACTTTATAATTCTTGGGTGGCAATAAAGAAAACAACGGTTGATGCAGCGGTTGGATTAAAAGACGGTGTCGTTGGTGCATTTAAAAACACTTGGAATGGTATAAAAGGTTGGATTAAATCGATTAAAGATGGCGTAATCGGTATGAAAGATTCCGTCATTGAAACAGGTAAAAAGATGGCGTCCGGTCTAAAGGATAAAGTCGTTGGTGGACTAAATTCCATGATCGATGGCGTAAACTGGGTAGCTGATAAATTAGGAATGGGTAAACCGTTATCTAAAATCGATGCTAGTAAATATTCTACAGGTACCGGAGGTCATCCTGAAGATGGATGGGCAACTGTAGGAGATAAAGGTCCAGGTAACGGAAAAGGCACAAGAGAAATTGTTCAATTTCCAAACGGACGCACAGCATTATTCGAGAAAGAAACAACGTTCTGGATGCCTAAAGGAACACATGTATATAGCAACCAAGAAACAGAACCTATTTTAGATAATATGCAATATTATTCTAAAGGAACTAAGAAAGACAGTAGCTTTGGTATGGGCATGCTCGTTAAAGCGACTAGTAATGCAGTTACGAGTTCAACTAAACTATTTGGTGCGAAGAATACTAGGAAAGCAATTGATTATACTGCTGAAAAAGGTTCAGAAGTTGAGAAAGTGACTAGAGCTGGTGCAGAAATTGCTGGAGACATTATGGAGTACATTCAAGATCCTAGTAAATTAGTGGACCTTGCGATGAAAAAATTCGGAGTAGACTTTAGTGGTATTGCTGGATTCCCTGGCGAAATGATGTTAAGTGCGTATAAGAAGCTGAAAGACCAAACTATAAAATTAGTTACAGGTTGGATAGATGAAGCAACGGGTGGTAATGCGGACGGTACTGAAATTCTTGGTTGGCCAATGACAACTCCATATAGTCCTAATGCTGCAGTACCCGGATATCCTGCTTCTTTCAATGGAGGACGACACTATGGTATCGACTTAGGTATACCATCAGGAACTACTATTCACGCACCAACTAGCGGAACAGTTGAACAACAATCGAACCACGGCGGCGGTATGGTAGCACGTTTATTATCAGGTAAAATCGCTCAATACTTCCTACATTTAAGTAAGGTATTGAAAACAGGACCTGTTAAACAAGGTGATGCAATCGCGAAGTCTGGTAATAGTGGAGCTTGGACTACAGGCGCCCATTTACACTATCAAGTAGAAAGCCCTGCATCTGCAGAGCTTACTAACGCTAACACACTAGATCCTGTTAAGTTCTTGAAAGGGAATGGTGGAGGTGGCGGCGGAATACTTAAAGGTGTTTCAGCGCCTGGTAATATATCAAACTGGATTTCAAGTGCTATTAAAAGAACAGGTGTACCTGATTCATGGGCTCCTTACCTTAAAAATATTGCTAAATACGAATCTGGATTTAATCCTGCAGCTGTTCAACATGGTTATGTTGATGTTAATACAGGTGGAAATGAAGCGCGTGGATTAATGCAGGTAACTCCTCAAACATACAGAGGTTTGATGGGAACAACTGAAGGTATGATGAATCCTATTAATAACATTACTGCTTCAATCAAATGGATTAAGTCTCGTTACGGAACAGTAACTAACATTCCGGGCATGGCAACTGGTACCTGGCGTGGTGGCTATGCGAATGGTGGTATCATTCCTAAAGATTCTATTTATCGTGGTGGTGAAGAAGGTAAAGAGGTTGTAATTCCTACTGTTCCTAAGCGTAAAAAACGAGCGAATGAGTTAATCGCTTTAGCTGACAGAATGGTCAATGGAAAGCCTAAGCGATATGCCAAAGGTACTAAAAAACCATCTACTCATAAAGTAAAATGGGGAGATACGTTATGGGATATTAGTCGTAAAAATGGTACTACAGTAAAAGCGCTGCAATTATTAAATGGTATTAAAAATCATTTAATCTATCCTGGTCAGATTATTAAATTAACAGGTGCTATTACAGGGTTAAAAAAGAATGTATCACAACAATCAAAGACGCATAAAGCAACAGTACAGGCATTAAGTAAAGCACAAAGAATGTACAATACGGGTAGTGCCATCGCTAAACGAGGTAAAACGAGCGGTAAAGTTACTGGTAAAGAAGATATCGCAATCGGTAATTTAATCATGGCCAACATGAAGAATATTGGTAAGTTACCTGTCGAGAAGATGCAAGCTAATCTTAATGCGATTAACAAGAAGATAAATTCAGTTATTGCATCAAATGAAGGTAAGATAGCCACTCTAAATAATAAGATTGTAAAATCTTCTAAGTCTGCTGAAATTAAAGGTGCAAGCAGAGAGATACAAAACCGTAAGAATAATATCGCTACACTCAATAGCAAGATTAAAAAGACTTCAAACAAAAAACTTATTGCTAAATATAAGAAAGATATCAAAGCGCATCAACGAAAAATATCTTCGCTTGAAAATAAAATTAAACGTTCTACTAATAACAAAGTAGCAAACAATGCAAGAAGTGATATTGCTGCATATCAAGCACAAATCAACAGTTTGAAGAAGTTGAAACAAAGCGAAGTTCTAAAAACGAACTTCTTGAACAGTCTGATTAAACAGAAGCAAAGATTGCAGAATCAACTGAATCAAAAAACAGAAGAGCGAAAAGCGTTAGCTGATTCGAAGATGTCATTCAGAGATAGCTTAAGAGATTCATATCGTGGCTATGCGAGTTTCGAAGCGGCAAAAGGGAATACTTCACGTGATTTCATTGCATTTATGAAGTATAGACTTAGCCGAATGAAAAAGTTTGCAGCTAATGTATCTAAATTAAGAAAAATGGGATTAGATCCTACAATCTTAAGAGAAATTCTTTCAGGTGGTATTGAATCTGCTATACCTCGTGTAGAAACTTTAGTCGGTGGAGGTAAGAAGAATGTTCTAGAAATTAATAAGTTGCAGAAACAAGTAATTAGCTATGTTAACAATCTTTCAAATGAACATTCTCGCTTTGGTTATGATAGCGAAATTAAAGCTAAAGACAAAGAAGTTGCATCAATTAAGAAACAACAGACATCTTTACAAAGTCGAGCAACTAGCTATTTGACTGCTAAACCTAAAATCAAGCCTAAAGCAAAACCTAAAGCACCTGTTAAGAAGACTGTAGCATCAAAGGTTAAAGCTAAGGTGACACCTAAAGCAAAACCTAAAAAAACAAGAACTCATAATATTAAATGGGGCGACACATTAGGTGGAATTGCAGCAAAATATCATACATCTGTATCTGCTATCAAGAAATTGAATGGTTTAAAATCAGATATGATATACGCTGGAAGAAAGCTTAAGATACCAGGATACGCTAAGGGTGGTATTGTAAATATCCCTCAAATAGCATGGATTGCCGAGGGTGGCTTTGCAGAATCGATTATCAGTCATGATCCATCGCAACGTGTTCAACAGCAGAAGATATGGAAAGATACTGGCGATAAGCTTGGATTCACTAAAGATGATGCACTTACTATGCGAATGATACAGCTATTAGAAGAACAGAAAGAGTTGCAACGTCTAATGGCACAAAGAGAGACAGTACTAAAAATTGATAAAAAGGTATTCGCAAAAGAAGTTGCACCTGATATAGATAAGGAGCTTGCTAGAATTATGGAACTTGGGAAACGAGGTGTAAGACATGGTGGATAGACTTAAAGCGGGATTTACTATTTATGATAAGCATTCAAGCGAATTGTCTTTGGAAGTGTATGACTATACTTTTCCTACACCACAGATGAGAGAAATCAAAGAAACCATACCTTTTATGGATGGAGAATATGATTTCTCTTTTTTATATGGAGAACCAACATATAATGAACGTATTATAACAATGGACTCTAGGTGTTATATAAACGACTATGAAAAACGTACTAAGCACATAAACTACCTGAAAGAATGGTTAATAGGCAAACCTAAAAATAAGTTTATTTCTGAATTCTATCCAGGGTTAGAATTCAATATGAGGTGTAGCAGTTTTGAATTTGATATAACCCCCTACGGATTTGATTTAAAATTAATATTTACAGGTGATCCTAAAGCAAAAGTGTCACTTACAGGAAAGTTGGTGATTTAATGTACAAAATCATACTGACTAACGCTACAAATGATAATCAAAAGGTAGTATGGGATGTAAAGCAGGATATAAAACTTTTGAGAAGTGCCAGCATGCAGAAACAAGAAGATGGAATTGATTCTGTTTCTATATCTCCTGTGCACAACTTTGCCGAAAACAGTGCAACGTTTATACAACCCTACAATACTTTAATCGAAATAATAAATGAAAAAACAGATGTAATAGAATTTAAAGGAAGAGTTTTATCACCAGAATCAGAAATGACTGATTCTGGTCTTTTTACACATGAACTTATCTTCGAAGGTGTCGAAGCTTATCTTAAGGATTCGATACAAAGTTATTCATTTGAGTTTGATAAAATGCCAGTAGAAAATCTTAAGAAAGTTATCGCTCATCACAATAATGAACTGAAAAATGAAGCTTATAAGCATTTTAAGGTTGGTAACGTTACAGTTGAAAAGAATATCATACCATCGGACGAAAACTATAATGAAGAGTTGAAATATTTTAAACGATCTGATGATAAAGATACGTATGAAACGTTAATGGATTTAAAGGAAAAGTATGGCGGGACGTTTATATTTGAACCGACTAATGATGTCACTTTGGTCCATTGGTTAAAGGAAACTGGGAACTTAACGAATACCGTCATAAAAATAGGTAAGAACTTAAAGAGCATTCAGAAGAAATTTGATGCGTCTGAGGTTATTACAAGATTGAAACCTTTAGGTGCAAGCTCCCAGACAGCTAATGGAGACGAAATCAAGCTAACGATTGCTGAAGTTAACAATGGAAGTCCTTATATAGATATACCGCAATTAATTAAGTTATTTGGCATTCAGACTGGCACTGTAACTTTTGATGATAAACATACACCAGAAACTTTAAAAAAAGCAGCAGAAGATTGGATTAAGGAGCACGAAAAAAAGCAGGCTAGAATTTCTCTTTCTTTAGATGCTTTGGATCTATCGTACTTAAAATTAGACCCAGACGAGTTTAAGATATACAACAAACATCGTGTTATATGCCCTCCATTAAATATAGATGAAGATCTAAAGATTATCAGTATTAAGGTAGACTTGCTTAAACCTTATGATAAAGAAGTCTCATTTGGAGAGAGGGAACTTGGATATGCTGAGCTTGAAAAAGAGCGGAGTATAAAGAATACAAATCTGATTATCAATAAAACAGTACCTGGTATTATTGACAGACAGACGGGTGGCATTAACAGGGATGTAATGGTCTTAAATGATTACAAAATAACATTCGAAGATTTAAAATTACATCAAAGCAATCTGTTAGATGAAGTTAATCAGATTTTAAATAGTGAATACTTAGTCGATGCTGAAGTGAGAGCCGACTTATTATTAAAGGCACAGAATGTTGAATCCCTCAGTAACACTATAAAAGATGCACTTGAAAGTGCTGACGAAAGAACGATTAATGCTACTAAGCTAGTAGTCCTTCAAAATAAGATGAATGCTTACAGGTTATCTCTTAAATCATTCGTCATAGCCAAAGAAGGAGCTAAAATTTCACTGTTGAAGCGATTACAAATCTTACAATCGCAATATACGGAGAAAAAGTTTTCAGATACTTTAAAAAGCGTAGCAGAAAAGTTTGGACTAACTGTAAATCAATATAACGAACTAATAGGAGAACCAAATGTTGTTCAAAAAGCGATTTCAGTAGTAACAGAACAGACTGATAGTAAACTCGCAAACTATGTAAAATCACAAGATTATCAGACAGACAAAAATGGCATCGTTGAACGCTTGAATAATTCAGATAGTGAAAGACAGCAGTTATCTAATCAGATAGCAGATAGAGTAACGCTTACTGAATATTCGAATGGTATTAAAAGTGCTAAAGATTATGCTGATGGTGCTGTGGGTTCATTGTATTACGAGAACAGGAACTTAGAATTAGATTCAGATTTTAGTAAAGGTAATCTGAATGGTTGGGGTTCTACTACCAAAACTATCACACGAGCGATTGAACAAAATTCTCTAAAAGGTAAAGTAATTGAAGTGAGTCCGTCAACTTATATTTATAAAGAGTTATCTAACGTAGGCGAAGGCACGTATACATTTTCATTCAAAATTAAAGCTGATATGAGGATAACTGGATACTTTATACGAGGGGCAACGTTGATAAGTAATGCTCAATGGATAGAAACGAATGATTTTCAAACGCACTATATAACATTTAAAAAAGAAACTGTAACTTCACAGGTGGTACTATTTATGTACTTCTCGAACGCACCTGTAGGCTCAACATATACGATAGAACGATATAAATTTGAAAAAGGTAATAAAGCAACACCATGGACGCCTGCTCCCGAAGATACAGAATATAAACTTACTACGATGAAAACTGAGATTATCCAAGATGGTAGGAAGTATTCACAGACAGTATCATCCGAAACGTTCGATGCAAAAGCTAAGACATTGAACCAAACATTATCTCAATACATCAACAGTATCTCGACAGGACATCAGTTCACTTATGATGAGAACGGTAATATCACGAGTTTTACTGTTGGTCCAAATGGAATTAAGCTGAACGGTAAAGTAATCGATATGAATGAGGGAGATTTAACCATACAGAATGGTATTACTACCATCAAAGATGCTTATATCGATAAGTTATTCAGTAAGCAAGCGACTATTAATTATCTTGATGCCATTGGAATTACAGCTAGAACATTACAAGCAGGCGACAAAAAAGCTAGTGTCAATATCGAAAATGGTTCACTGACTTTAAATCGTAGCAACGGCATGAGAATGGACGTTGGCATAGATGGTATTCAGATGTTCAACTCTGGAGGTTCTATACGATTCAGTCTGACACCAACATTAGTAACAACTTCTGCTGTAGGAACATCAGTAAGTAACGTTTATTTAGGTGCAGCACCAACAGGGGAAGCACGTGTCGTTGATATGAATGGTATTCCGGGAGACGGTGCGATAGGTAGTTATTATTATAGACCATTGCGAACATTAGCGATTAAATTCCCTTTAAAAGCGAATGGTTACATTGGTATAGACGGTAGCGAACTCAGAATCATGTCAGATGGTTTAGTTGAGGGTGGTTACAAGAGTGTTCGTGCCGATAAAGGTTATTTCTCTACAGTTGATGCGAACAATGAAATTAGTGGCGCTCACTTCTATATCAGACCAAAGCCGGGGGGCGAGTTAAGAGCAACCTATAATAACGGTGGGGACACTTCGTATGCAAACTTTCGTTCAGATGGTATCTATGCACCATGGATTGATTACAACGGACATATTGCAGGTTCGCACTTTTATGTCAGACCTGCGTATGGTGGAGAAGTAAGGCTTACTAATACAGGTACTACTGATCAATTCGCTAGTCTACGCTCGAATGGTATTTACGTGCCATGGATAGACTTCAATGGTCAAATTCCAGGATCACATTTGTATATTAGGCCGGGATCAGGTGGAGAAGTGAGATTCACCAAGACCGGAACGACTGACCAATTTATTAATATTAGGGCAAATGATGGTGACTTCAATCAGATTTCCTATAATAAATGGGTGCAAAAATCTAGAGAAGAATGGAAAACAGGTATTCGTAAGTGGGAAGTGAATGCTTCTGAAGTTCTTATTAATGAAGTAGATATTTATGAATTCTATTATAAGAATGACCTAGACTACCTTACTAGAGGCTCGGTTATTGGTGATGGCTATAAAGTTCCTGATTTTTGGCTCTCAAAAAGCAAGAACGGAATAGACAACACTTCTGTAATCTGGACATTAGCAAAAGCATTACAGGAACAGATTAAAAGAAACAATGATTTAGAAAACAGATTAAAAATATTGGAGGATAAGTTAAATGGATAATAATAAAAAACCGCAGCGTAATTTAGAAAAAGAAGTGGCTTTACTACAACAACAGCTTATGATGGCGTTATCGGATAAAGTGATGGTACAAGCTATGTTAGATGATGCTTTAGAAGAATTAGATCAAATTAAAAACGGTAATCAAGAAGTTGCAGAATAATCTGTAGCTTCTTTTTTATAAATAAAAAAACAGGAGGTCATTCAAAATGACAGAAAAAATTCAAGAGTTTTACTTAGTAGAAAGAAATTCAAGTGGGTCAGAAAGTTGTTTAACACGCAATTATTCAAATGGATTTGTATCAGGCGCTACACCAAACACTGCTTTTAAGTTTAAAGAAGAGGAACAAGCGAAACAGTTCTGTAAGATGCAGAATATGTTAGCAGCAATCTTCGACAATGGAACAAAAACTTTCTATGTAAAACAAGATGTTGAACGTACTAAGTACAATGAAAATGGGGAAGTAGTCGTAGAAGAAACGTTATAAGAGGTGGTGAAAAATGTGGATAACAATCGGAGGAATGAATTTGGAAAATATCGAGATGCTTAAAATTTATTTATATGGAGGAGATATCAGATTACTACACTTCTTATGTATATTGATGCTAGTAGACATCGTGACAGGTATTGCTAAAGCGGTGTATAACAAGAATTTATGGTCGAGAAAGTCATTATTCGGCTTTGCTAGAAAATTGATGGTATTCTGTATCATCGTATTGGCTAACGTGATTGATCAGATACTTCAATTAAATGGTGGATTGGTCATCGTCACAATTATGTTCTACATCGCCAACGAGGGGCTTTCTATTATTGAAAATTGTGCACAGATGGGTGTGCTAGTACCTGCAAATATATCAGAGAAATTAGCAGTTATCTTAAGTGAGAATGATAAGCAGTCAATTACAACAGAAGTGAAAGAAGAATTCACAGCTAAACATTCAAAAGATTTGCCTGGGGGACAGGTTGATGTAAGCGTTAAAGTTCAGTCAGAAAAAAACGAAGAAATAAATTAAGGCAGCTCACTATACAAAGAGATTAAACAAGAAATAAAGACTATAAAAGCAGAAAAGATATCTTAAACAGTTGGATCAAACATCTTATTTAAAAGGAGAATTCAAATGATGACTGAGGTTAATAAATCTATATATCTAGATGTTGCAAGAAGATATTACGATATGCAATCTTTGTATGAAGTAGTAGATATTATATACGAAAATGAACAGAAAGAACTCTTTCTGCACTTATCAGATAATGAAGCATTTAGGGTGGAGATGAATCTTTTTAAGAAGACAACTTATAAAGTGTATTCAAAGCAAGAAATTAATAATCTGTGTAAATACGCATATGAACGTAATGTAATGATCATCCCAGTGTTAGACATACCTTCGCATTCAGGGGGATGGTTGAATCTACTCAAACTTAATGATGAAGAGAGATACAATAAGGTGGTCTCTGACTTTGATGAACACACTGTTAACTATTGGGACGATGGAGAGCCTATTAAATTTATTAAGAATATGATTGACGAGATTGCAGATGCATTCAAAATTCCTGGATATAAAGGGGAACAGATATTTCACCTTGGAATGGATGAGGTGCCTGTTGCTATAAGTAATCAAAAATGGCTTTTTTGGTTTATGGAACATCTTTTCAAGCATGTTGAATCTCACAACTATATACCTGTGATATGGAACGATCAAGTAACCCCAAAGTTTCTAGAAATGGCTTTAGATGCTGGGATGAGAGACAGTTTAAGATTCAGTTATTGGCAACAAGGCCTAAAAGGTACTGTATCTCCTGATGATATAATGAATAACTTCAAACTCTATAACGGAAACTTTTATACCCAGACGTTCAGTGCAAAGACGTTAGATTCGAAGAAGGATATGGAATACATGAAACAGCATTCAGGGATTGATAAATTTAATGTTATAGGAGACGTAACGTATGAAGCAAAAATAAGAAATGTCTGTGGCTCGTTACTTACGCTATGGGGAGAGGATTCAGAATCTCGTCCAGAAAAGGAAATTATCACAGAACTAAGAAGAATGTTTACCGCATTCGTACAGGAAGCTAAATAGTAAGAGGATGTTAAAACATAAATGATAAGCATTAGGCAGATAGCCTGGTGCTTATTTTAATTGGAGGAATTTATATATGAATAAAGAACTACAGTTAGCTTTGACACGTTTAGTCGTGCTATTAATCGCAGTAATCAACTCAGCTCTAGCGCACTATGGAAAGCCATTAATTAAAAGTGATGAAACTTTTATCTACCAAACATTAAGTGACTTATTTTTAATTGGATCTATTGCGTGGGGTTATTGGAGAAATAACAATATCACTCGTAATGCACAGCAGGCACAAGAATTTAAGAATGTATTAGATATCGAAAAAAATAACGAAAATATGGAGGAAAAATAATTATGGCATATAAAATTATTAATTCATGGTTACCAGCAAGCAAATATAGTTTAAAAGCACCTTTCGCAATGGACCCTGAGTATATTACAGTTCACAATACAGGTAATACAGCGAGTGCTAGAGAAGAAGCAGCGTATCATAACTCAAATAATAGCGAAACATCGTATCATGTAGTTATCGATGAAAATGAAGTACATCAATTAATTCCGTTCAGTCGTAACGCTTGGCATTCTGGAGATGGTAGAGGTAACGGAAACATGAAATCTATCGGAATCGAAATCGCACGTTCAATGGATAATGGATATAGTGGTCCTAAGTCACAACGTTATATGCAAGCAGAAGAAAACGCAGCGTTATATATTGCTTATGTTATGCACGAAAGAGGTTGGGATATGAGCCGACTGAAACGTCATTATGATTGGTCAGGTAAAGACTGTCCTCACAAAATGCACGCTACAGGCACATACCAACAATTTAGAGATAAAGTACAAAAACATCTTGTCGCTTTAAATAGTGGTAAGCAAACTCAAACAGGCACGACAAATAAACCGGCACAGAAAGCACCTGCTAAGCACCCTGCTAAAACTAAAGGCTCTAAACGTATCAAAGCGTGGTCTAAGACACCACATTATAAAGGAACGATTCAATACACTGCTTCACTAAGACAACGTGCAGGTAGTGATTTCAGTAACTACACATTCAACAAAGAAATTGGAACGCTTAAAAAAGGCGAGACTGTCTATATCTTTGAAGAAATTCAAGATGCACAAGGTAACATATGGTGCAGAACATACTCACCTAGCAATAATGGTTGGGTACACAAGCATACAATTAAATAAACGAACTTCAATCCCTACATTCAGAATAAGAGTGTAGGGATATTTTTGTTTATAAAGATGGCCCTCCTCTATATGATATTCTTTCAAAAATAAATATTATTAATTTATAAGTTATTTTTCTTTATTTAAAATACTTTTTTCTTTATATAAGTTGCTAAAGTAAAAGGATAGGGTATATAATAAGTAGACTATGTTAGACAAAGCTTGACAAAGTCTTTTGTCATCTTTATTTGATTAACAGTTAAGTGACAGGAGACAGTTTGAAGACTGTCTATTTTTGTGTAAACACATAGGGGGGATTATCATGGAACAAGAGTTAACGGTAAATAAATATAGTGAAAGAGAAATTCAAAATCGTTTAAGCAATGTTTCTAAAGGATTGCTGACAGATTTTGAATTAAGTACAATTGAATCTTATTTGGAAAAGCCATCCCTTACTCCTAAGAATATGTTTATTATTGCAAAAGTATTAAATATGGATATATCAGAATTACTTGGTAAGAAGACTATTTCTCCTGAAAAATTAAGTTTCAGAAATAAAGGCAGTAAGGTGCAAAAAGAAAAATTGTTTACAATATTAAAATTTATGGTTGTGGCAGGCAAACAAATCGAGATGTGCGAGGAATGTTAATGAATAAAGATGACGTTATAAACTCTGCATTGGATTACAGAAGAAGTGTACTTGGATTAGATGACTTAGATCCTATTCAAGACTCATATAAGCTTGCCGAAAAGGCAGGCTTTTTTATTATAGCTTTGCCATTATCAGATTCTTATATAAAGGAAGAAGAAAGTGGTTTTTATCTTAAACTAGGTAGTATTGATTTTATTTTTGTAAATAGTAGTGTTTATAAAGCTACTCAAAATTATACTATCTGGCATGAAGTCTATCATAGTTTATATCCATTAGATGATCAGGAACATAGTAAAGAGAAGATTGACTGTGATGAGGACTGTGCAGAATTGTTTGCTTTGGTTATTCTAATGCCACCTAAAGCAGTTGAACAATACTTGAGCAAAAATTTCTTAAATGAGACTTTGTATAATAATCAAGTTCTTTCTTTGTCACTTAAGTATAAATTGCATTATAATGCAGTCTTAAAATATATAATGGATTTTTATCCTATTTTTAATAAGATGGGATTTTTATATGGCATGAAAGAAAAAGCAGTTGATAAGCTTAATACTTCCAATAGAGAAAAGTATTCCGCATTAATGGAGACAGGAAATAAATATATTACAGGTGCTGTTTTTGATGCTATCGAAAATAATTATCGAGCAGGAAAAATAGATAATAATGATTTAAAGAGTATTAATGAGCTAATTGAGGAGGTTACCTCAATTGACAGTAAATAAAGGGTACTTTGACACAAATATATTTGTTGGTATTTCACTTCTTAGATCCTGTGAATTATTTTTTAGTACTTTTAGCAGTGTGAAGGTCGCACAAAAAGTCGCTGAAGAATTTGAAAAATGGAATGTAGAAAATTTTTCTTATCGCTTCATATACACTGATGCAAAAACTAGAATATACTCAAATCAAATTGAGGTAATTAATAATGAAATTTTTTCAATTGAAGAACAACAGTATATAGACTATGTAACGAACGAGATAAAAAATGGTATAAATGATCAAAAAGATTTGGGTGAAATCCATAGTGTTATTATGGCTCAGTTGCACAAAGCTCCTTATTTTTGCACAAACGATAATAAATTCATAAAAAATTATAAAGATAGATATTTTTCGGAACTGGAAACAAAAGATTTTCGGTATGTGTTAAATATGATGCATGAAGATGAAGATGAAGTTGAGAGATACATAACCAGAGAAAGAAAAGAAAATCAAAAAATGGTGAATGAATTGAAAGGTTTATCAAATGATGATAAATATAAAAATCATAATGGCTTTGAGGATTATCAGTTAAAAATATTGGCAGATTTTAAGGAAAGATTATCTGAGTAA